CATTACACTTAAGTCTATCAAGTGTTAATCAATGTGTACGCAAATTTAATATTGATCACGTTGTGTTTTGTCTTGAGGGTCGTAGTTGGCGTAAGGATGTATATCCACAATACAAAGCACATCGTAAAGTCGCTGAATCGGCAATGACTGAAGCCGAGGCTGAAGAAAATAAAATGTTTTGGGAAACGTATGATATGTTTACTACATATCTGCGTGAGAAAACTAACTGCTCTGTATTGCGCCATGAACGGGCTGAGGCAGATGACCTTATCGCAAGATTCATACATCTGCATCCCAACGACGAACATTATATCATTAGCAGCGATACAGATTATGTTCAATTGATTAGTAATAACGTCAAACAATATAACGGTGTTAGTAATCAATTGATTACTCTTGAAGGTTATTTTGATGACAAGAATAAGCCCGTCAAGGACAAGAAAACTGGGGAACACAAGACTCTGGGTGACCCACAGTTTCACTTGTTTGAGAAGATTATGCGCGGTGATGCAGGTGATAATGTATTCAGCGCATACCCCGGTGTACGTACTAAGGGCAATAAAAACAAGGTCGGCTTAACCGAAGCCTATGCTGATCGATATAAGCAAGGCTTTAGTTGGAATAACATGATGCTACAACGTTGGGCAGATCCTGATGGTGTTGAATATCGTGTTAAGGACTTGTATGAGCGCAATAAACTTTTGATTGACTTGACAGCACAACCTGATGATGTTAAGCAGAAGGTCGATGATACTATACGTAATGGATTGCGCGTTACAACCACACCACAAGTTGGCGTACACTTTATGAAGTTTTGTGGTAAGTACGAACTTAACAAGGTTAGTGAGCAGGCAGAGGCATATGCTAAGTGGTTAAATAATCCCTATGTTGGAAAATTATGTACAATATAAAGTCTGAAGCATATAAAAGTTTTTGTCCAGAAGATAAGGGATATAAATTTGTAAAGAATGGCGTAGAATATCCTCGGGCTGTTATTGATGTTTCAGAAAAGTGTCCTTATAGTTATAGAAAAATTGTCATGTTATGCCAAGCAAAGGGCTGGATAAAGCCTATAGCATATGTGCCAACATATGAATATATGTGGGAAGAATTACAGAGGTAAAATATGAATGAACTAGTTGCTAAGCCAATTATAAAAGATACATTTTGGGTCGTTACTGATGGAGATAAAAAAGTAGGAAACGTACAAGCCAATAGTGCTGGTTACGAAGTAATACTCAATGGTAGCATACATCAATACAATAATACTGACGATATTAAAAAGCAAACTAAAATTAAGTTTGTACATCTTAAATCTGATAATAGAAAAATTGAATATCCTTATCCTGAGTATCCAACACCTAAAACTACATATAATGATGTTTTTGATGTTAAGCGCAAACTACATTTATTTACTGAGGCACCCAAAAGTAAGTGTTTACATACAGCAGGTTGGTTTGTATTGACTATGACAGATGCTCCAGAAGTATTATTTTGCCCTAAATACATCTTTATACAGCGATATCCATATATGGGCCCCTTTAAAACTGAGGACGAAGCTAGGGCTGCTATAAATACTTGATGTTGTATATTAAAAAGTTTATTGATAAAGTATCACATATGGAGAGTAAACAAAATAAAGAACTTGTTATTTCCGCTGTTGATGCGCGTGGTGTTAGAGATGAACTCAGTAAGTTATTAAGTGATTTACATACACTTACTTCTGACAGTACAAAAACAGAAGAAGTGATACAAGTTGAAATAGTAGGTGGCAAATTTAAATGAGTAGAAACCAACCAAAAGTAATACTTGAAAACGTAGAGAAGGATACGTACAAAACAGTACAAATTGTTGAGGCGTCAGGTATTTGGGCTGTGTTTTATGATAATCAACCTATTAATTTAAAAAGCAGTCACTATCTTGCTAATGAAACAACACCGAAGTATAAGAAAACTAGTTTCAGTAACCCAGGACATGCAAGGAATTTATGTCGTAAATTAAATGCACAATTTCATACAAACAAGTTTACAGTTATTTTTATGAATAGTGGTCGTCAAGTTTATCCTGATGAGTAAAAAACAAAAAATAACAAATATTATATTAAATAATCTGCCAAATAGTAGCACATTCAAAAACATTCCAGCAGAAAAAACACTTATGCGTTGGTGGGTCACAGGACGCACTAGCAATAATCTACGTTTGACAGAAGAAGGCAAACTAGCGTTTGACCAAGCAGAAATAGAATTTTTTGATTTTCCATTATTTACTGAAAAACAACTTAAAGATTTTAAGATAAACAAAAAAAACATTTTTGAAGGTAGTCAGTTTACAATAAAACTTAAAAAGGTAGACTGCCCCTTTTTTATAGGCATGAAAACTAGTAAAACCAAATCAGCATATATTCGGATATATGATAGTAAGATTGCTTTATTAGTGAGCCTATATGGAAGTTTTATCGAATATTTGGAGAGTAAGATATGAGCGAACAAAAGAAAAATCCAATTATGGATATTTTGGCTAGGAAAAAAGCCCAAAATCAAAAACATAAAAATGAATTTCACCCAATTAATGGGCAACAGGGTAAAGTCAATAGTAAGGGATTCGGCGGTCCTGCAGTTGCCCGAAAAGCAGGCAGGGGCAGTTGATTTTGTAAACCATTTAAGTTATACTAAATCATCAGTTTTAACTATTGGTGATTTGTATGCACAAAGTTTCTTATGTAATTGCTAGCATCATACTGTCAGGCTGTGGTGGAGGGTCGGGTAGTAGCCCAAGTAATACTTCAACTTCAGTTGTAACTACACCGACTACTACTCAACAAACTCCAAGATTTGTTGAAATTGCTAACGCACTCAAAATGGAACATCCTTTTAGTAATACTATTACTAAAATGGAAACTCTAGATATTTCCGGAGACGGTCGTGATGATCTTGTAGTGCATCAATGGCAAATGGGTACGCACACAAACAGGGGTAATGATCCCTGCCCAAACGTACTAAAAGTTTATATCATGCAACCTGACAACACATTTAGTGACCAAACAGTAAGTTATGTTCAAGGTAGCACTGATCTTAAAGGTTGTTCACGTAAATTACGTGTGGCTGATATTAATCAAGATAATAAACTTGATGTAGTTTTAGCCATGAATAATGAAGATGGTAGAACTAGTAATGATAGTTCAGATTTTAGTGTTCAAAATTTTGCACTAGTTAGCGATGGTGCTGTTTATTATGGACAATCTTTTGGTTCCCCTCTTTGGTATCATGCTATTGGGGTAGGATACGATAAAGATCACAAGCCTTTCGTTATGGGCGCTGGCTTGAACGGTATGGATACTAATGCCTATTATTTCAGTAATAAAAAATTTACACGTACAGCAGTTAAGGGGCTAGAAAATTTAAGTCCAAACACTTTTGAGTTTATTTCGACATTAGGAGGCAAAAAGCATACAAACATGATATTGCAAAGTAGCAATACATGGCCAAACTTTGCAAGTACCGAAGGCTTTATTCAAAATAATGATGGCAGTTGGTCAAAGACTACAGATTATAACTTTGCCCCAGTTGTTGGTATAGTAAAGGGTGTATCTTGGAACACTACGGCAAATACAGCACATATAGTTAAGTATAAAGATTATAATTTGGCATTCGCTGGCATTGCCGATAGTTGTAAATTGAAAATGACCCCACAATCAGATCCTATTGTTGTTTTTGGACTGTCAGGTCAAAAGGTAACTAATTGGACAAGTACTTCTACGATTGTTGAAGGTGGCAACAATATGTCATTTTTTGTAGGGACAACTATAAAAAATAATAAGGTTGAGGAAGTACCACTAAACATAGAAGGAGAAATCGTAGAAGTATGGGGCGAATTTGAATGCAAGGATGTTAACAATGATGGGTACGATGACATTTTACGTTACCCACATTCTAGAGATGGGGTACCCTACATTTACCTAAACACTAAAAATAATGGATTTAAAATCTATGACAAGGTGAATTTGCCGTCTGTTATTACAGGATGGCAAAGTAACTCTACTGTTAATGCGACTTCAATAGTGCATGATTTTGATAAAGATGGATTTGTCGATATATTAATCTATTCACATATGGATGTTAAGTTACCCAATATCACATACAAGTTTTACAAAGGTCAAAAGGCACTGTAAGTTATTGATTCTATTAGACATTTAATTCTTGATTTTGCATGAATTTGGGCGCATAATGTATCTATAGTTGATTAACGGAGATTGATATGACTACTGCGATTTATTCAGCCCTTACCGATCAGGAAAAGCGTCAAGTCAGTATGTTTGGTTGTACTGAGGCTCAGATGCGTGAAGCGGTCGAGGATAGTCTATCGTTTCGTTTCAGCGGTCCTGCGTTCATGGCTGCGAGTCTGATGAGCGATGCACAGGAAGAGATTGTTCGTGGTCTGAATGAGGATGCCCGTCAGACACTCAATCGTGCGAAGTGGATACTGTTTACTTACTGTGATAAAAAGTAATGGCAGCAGTATCCTTTAATCTTTTCAAGTCCTCATGCGAGGACCGTGGCTACACTGAGCGTGTATATGAGGAGCAAAACAATTGCGTACTCTATACCAACAATGGTGTCAAGTGTGAAATCAAAAAGAAGCATTATACCTTTGGTTGGCTAGCACGACCAGAAGACATTGCCGAAATGCGAAGGCGTATGCTGGAGCAGGGCTTTACTGAAAAGGTACGAAAGGATAATGAGAAGTGCATCACTATCAATTTTGATGGTGATATTATTGAAAACTTTTGGATACTTGTTGGTATCATTGAGTCCATTGAAACAATCGTAAGAAAGGTTCGTGGGCAGGCAATCAAGCCTATACCC